CAGCGTCTCCGCGACGGTCTCGCGGCCGAGCGGACGCCCGAGGTAGTCAGCGATGACGGCGCTGGCCTGATCGATGTAGGCCAGCAGCCGCGCGTCGTCGCTCGTTCCCGAGATCGACAGTTCGCGCTTGACCGCATCGAGCGAGGTCAGGCGCGAGGATGTCGCGGGAACGAGGACTGAAAGCATCAGATCACCGTGATGACGAACTGGCCGACCTTGGCATTGCCGCCCTGCGCAAGCACAATCCTGATCCGATCATTCGCGAGGCAGATCAGGTCTTGAACGGCGTGGTTGACGTTGGTGCCAGTATAGAACCTGTCGGTTCCATCCTGGCCATGCGTCGGCTGACGCGGCGCGCGTGTGCCGCTGGCGCTGATATTTGACTGCGTCCAGAGCCCTTGGCCTGTGGCCTCGACGGTGATCGCGAAATCGACCGTCGCGTCGTAGGGATTGGTTCCGTCCGCGACATACGCGATGGACGAGATGGCCCCGGTGATGGTCGGCGAAAAGGCCGTCGCCGACCCGTCCGCCGCCGTCGTCACCGAAACGCTGAAGCGCTCGACCTTCATCGACGTCACTCGACGACGTAGTCGAAGATCACATCGATATGCGTCGCCGTCGTCACGCTCGAGCCCGTCTTGCCGACCAGGATCGCCGTTCCGGCGTCGTTCGCGGTGTACGATGCGCCGTCAGCGAGAACCGCCGCGCCCGTTCCGCCATCCACCAGGACGGTGGACTGCGTCAGGTTGGCCTGCGCGTAAGCGACAAGCTTGCGCGAGGTCGATAGCGTGCCGGTGACGTCCACCGTCGTCACCGCACCCGCAGCGTTGCCAACCGAAATCGCCTTGCATCCGATCATCCGGTAGCTCTTGCCCGGGATCGCGGGAAGGAGCGTCGCGCCCGCGTTGATCTCAGCGATGGTGAAGCGCTGGCGCTTGTTGAGGATCGCGCCGCCGCTGATGTAGCCGCCCGAGATGCGAAGCTCGCCCCCGATGACGGAGAGCGCGCCGCCCTGTTCGTCGTAGTTCTGCGTGTTGTAGCTCATATGAGCACCTCGTTCGGAAGAGAGGGCGGCGAGCCGAAGCCCGCCGCCCAGTCAGATCAGGCCGGCGGGTTCGCGGTCGGCGCGGTGCGCGCGTTGCCGAGCACCCACACCGCCGAGATCAGCGCCGCGCTGGCGTTGCTGGCCGGCGTGATGGTCGCGCGGACGTAGCGCTTGCCGCCGACGTAGCCGATCTTCCGGCACTCGTTGTCGTCGTCAAACTGGAAGCTCGCGAGGGCTTCGGTGCCGAGCAGGAACGTGTCGGACACCGCCACGTTGTCGGCCAGCGTCGGGCTGTCGCCGTCTTCGATGAGGACGGTGAACGTGGCGTCTGCGTCGGCAATCGAGCCGGTCGCGATGACCAGCTCGATGCTCTCGTAGCCGCGCGTGTCGAGGATCTGCGACACCTGCGCGGTGTTGTCGGACACCGACACGGGCGAGATCGCCCGCTTGATGTCGATGTTGTTGTGGAGGTCTTTGGAGGCCATTGGAATGGTCCTTTCTCGATCAGGATCAGAGGGCGACGTTCTGGAGGACAATCGCCTCGGGCAGCACGACCTGACCGCCGACGCGACGGCGGAAGATCATGCGGACCGCGCCGCTCGTCGCCTGGGTGTAGGGATCGCGCAGCATCTCCATCGCGATGCGATCCACGATCACATAGCCACGACGGAAGTCACCGAACGCGACGGGCTTGGCCGACGCGCCAACATCCGGCATGTCGGCGGCTTCGACGTAGGGCGCGCCGTTGATCGTGTTGGGAACGCCGCCGGCCAGGCCAGGAGCCCAGAGATACTCGCCGTCGCCGTCCTTGAGGCGGCGGATCTGACCGATGGTGCTGCGGTTCATCATCCACAGCGCCGCGCGCGCGTAGTCGGTCTTGATGCTGTAGTAGACCGACAGCAGACCGTCAGCCGTCAGCGCAGCCGCCGCGCCGCTGTTCACGGTCGCGATGGAGGCGTTGTTGAGGAAGCCGAACGGACGACCGACGCCGGAGCCCGAGAGGAACGCCGCGCCTTCGGCCTTCGCGAACTGCTCGGTGGCCTCGGCGCGAACCTCGGCCTCCATGTTGAAGGCGGCGTCTTCAAGCATCTGGTTGGTGATATCCACGAGCGCATACATCTCATGCGTCGGGATCTCATCCATGCCGTAGGTGAGGCCCGTGGTCTCGGAGCGCGTGCCCTGCTCCTGGACCCACTGCGCCGAGAAGGTGCCGGTACGCTTCGGCAGCTGGATCGCCTTCTGCGTGGTCTGGCGGGTCCGCGCGACAGCGCGGAACGGCGTGACTTCGACAACGCCCTTGATGATCTCGCGGACATACTCGGTCGGCGCGAGATAGCCGCCGAGCGTGTCGGGCGACAGCGAGAGCGACTTCATCTCGGCGGCGACGCCGTCGAGGCTCTTGCGCTCGCTCTCGGACAGGGCGCCGTCACCGCGCGCGATGGAGCGCACGACAGCGCGCATCCAGTCGTTCGCACGCGCCTTGACCTCGTCGGCCTCGGGCGCGGCCTTGCCGGAGCCCATCCGGTTCAGCTTCGCGGCCAGATCGGCGGCGGTCTCGCTGGCGTTCTTCGCCGCGAGTTCGGCCTGGACCAACTTCTGGTTCAGGCTCTCGTACTTCGACAGGCTCGTCTCGATCCGGTCGAGCTTGTCGCGCGTCACGACGTCGGCAGAGCCCTTCTTCTCGATCTCGGCCAGGCGCGCGTCGTTGGTGGACTTGAATGCCTCGAAAGCGGCGCCGACAGCATCGACCGCGCCCTTCAGTTCGTTGATTTCCATTTGACTAACCTTTCGTGGAGAGGATGGAAGCCGCGCGCTTCAGCGACGCGACCAAAGCCTCGACCTCGTCATCACGAGAGGCGTCGGCGTGTTCGTCAGCTGCATCGCGCAGGTGACGACGGACCACCGCGACGAGGCTCTTGGCCTCTGCGATGGACATCTTGTGCTCGTCGCGCAGAGCAGCCTCCAGGCCGCGCGCGTCGAGAATGAGCGCGGGAGCGCTCTTGAGGTAGGCGAGCTTCGCGAGCGGGTTCATGGGATCATCGACCACCGAGACTTCGCGCAGATCGATGGCCTTGAGCCACCGCCTCGGTTCTCCGGTGCGGCCTGTGCCCATCTTCGATCCACCGGCAGGAACGCGATAGCCGATCGACATGCCCTTGATGGCACCCTCGCGCAGCCGCGCGTAGGTCATCTTTCCCTCGTCGGTGTCGAGGCCGATGATGCGGCCCTCGACGTGTAGACCGTTCTGGTCCTCGCTCATCTTTTCCCAGACGCCGACAGCGCCCTTGGAGCGGTCGTGGTTGTAATACATGGCCGGTAGCATGTTCTTCGCGCCCCACGACGCGAGGCTGCGCGCCATCGCGCCAGGCGTGATCATGTCGCCGCCTTCATCGATGTTGCCGTAGACGGCTCCGTAGCCCGAGAACGAGCCCATCGGCTTGTCGGACGCGAACTTGACTTCGAGCGCGATGCTCGCGACGCCGTTGCTCATTCTCCGAGTTCCTCGATCCGATCAGCGATGCGATTTGCCCATGCGCGGCCAGCGTCGCCGCCCCAGAGATCCCATGCGATGCGTCCGTTCGACGGGAAGCCCGGCTCGCCCTGGCGGAAGCCTTCGGCTTCCTTGTCGATTTCGTGCCGCGCGAAGAACGAAACCATCCGCATGATCGTGTCGCGCGGCAGACGGCGACCGTTGCTGATGTCGCGCGCGCGAGCGATGCCGATGGCGGTACCGCCGCGCCCGAACTCATCGCGCCACGCCAGCGCGCGCCGCGCGTTCGCCGCCATCTCATCGGTCGGCTTCCACGGGTTCTTCGCGCCGTTGTCGTCATCCTCGACATCGACCGGCTGCGCGACGTCCGCGTCCGATCCCTGGCCGACCACCTCGCCCATGTTGAGCGGGAACAGCGGCTTGTCGAGGCCATCGAGCGGGTTCCACCCGTCGTCCTCGCGCGCCTCGTTGCGCGTCATCCAGCCGCCGCGAATAGCGCGGTCGTAGTATTCGGCGCGGTCCTTCAGCGACCCGCGCAGAAGCTCCGACGTGTCCATCGTGAAGCGGTAGCCCGCGCTCCACTCCTCGTCGGTGAGCAGCTGCGCGTTCAGCGCGCTGGTCATCGCCTTAATCTCGGGCTGGAGCGTGTACCTGACATGCGCCGCGAAGAACGCCTCGGCGGATGCGAACGTCGGCGAGTTGTTGCCCGCGTGCCCGAGCATGATGCTGAAAACGCCCATCAGCCGCGCGATCTCTTCGATCTGGTGCTTGCGCGTTTCGAGGTGCTGCGCGTCCACGCCGGTCATCTGCGTGGGCGTGAACTTGAGCGCGCCGCTCGCGAGCACCGGCTTTCCGGTGTTCGCCGCCGAGCCATACATCGAGGCGATGGCCTCGCGCACGCGGTCGCGCTGTTCCTGCGACGGGTTGCCGTCGAGGGTGAACAGCCCGGTCGTGCGAACGCCGTTTTTGTGCAGCGCCGCCTGTGACCGTTCGCTCGCTTGCGCGAGCCCGAGTGCCTGGCGACCGAGCAGCACCGGATCGAGCCCGCGCGCGCTGTCCCAGGACGGCGAGCGAAGGTGGAAGACCTCGCCGCGCGAGAGCGTCAGCGTGCGGTTGTTCTCAAAGCTGATCGTGTATTCCAGCTCCAGATCCTGCCGGACGGTGATCTGGACGTTGTCCGGCTTGATCGGGATCAACTCGCGGATCTGCCCGTTGACCACGTTCCGCCACGACACCGCGCACCCGGTCGAGGCCTTGTGGATCATCGTGGTGCGGACCCATTCGCTGCTGTCCTGCCACGCATTCGGAGAGCGCGCGAACAAGTCGAACAGCGGATGATCCGTCGCCGGCTCCATCCCACCATCGGTCGGTCGCATCAGCACGATGGGCAGCTGCGCCAATCCATCCGCGATGACCATGACCGCGCGGTAGAAAGCGGGAACCTGTAGCGCCGTCGAGACGGTGACCGGCTCGCCGGTCCAGGACTGCGAATAGCCAAATGCGGCGTCCAGCCAGCCCTCGGTGAACTCGACCGCCTTCTTTTCGTCCCGGCCACGCAGCCGGTCGAGCCAATTCAACACGGCATCGCCCACGCCGCCGCCGGGCCGGCGACGGTCGGATTGAGCGTCATCAGGTGTGCCGCGTTGAAGCTTGCCATCAAAGGGTCGATCTTCCCGTAACCAGAGGCTGCGCGCTCGATCATCATCGCCGTGGGTGTCGCGCGGACTTTCGCGTTGCCCGCGCACCATGCGAGGAGGCGGCTTCCTGAGTGTTTCAGCGATCCGTCCACCAGCTTTCGCTCGACGGTCTTCGCCGCGTTCATCAGCCGGATGCCCTGCGGCACACCGACCAGGAGTTTCGTCTCTTCGCTCACACCGATCTCGGCCAGCGCGTCCACCGCGCCACCGATGCCGGCGGGATCTGCGCCGACCATCGCGAGGCATCCGGCGTCGAGGACCAGGCCGACATGAGCCTTGATCCACTCCAGATCACCGGGCAAGCCGTCCACGACCGTCAGATCGCCGTCGCGCGCGAAGTCGCTGTAGAGCGCCGCATTCGCTTTGCGCCGGTCGAGCCCCTCGGGGCTGATCAGTGCGTGCGCCCAGAGTAGCCAGCGGCGCGTGTCTCGTTCCCTCGCGATGACGGCGAATCCGAACAGATCGTCCAACCCGCCGCCGTCTATGCCGACCGTCGCCACCTCGGCGCGATCGAGCAACTCATCGAGCGAGCGCGGCCCGCCGTTGCCTCGGCTCCAGAACTGCGCCCCGGCCCAGCCATCGGATCGCAGCGCAACGCCGATCTGGACGTTGAGATGCTGCGATGCCCAGCGCCGTAGCTCGGCCTCGCTTGCCTCGCGCGCGGCCTCGTAGTCTGGGATCAGTCGCTCGACCGTGATCGACCGGCCGTTGTTCGGTGTGACGAGGTGCCAGTTGCTCGGGTCTTGCCAGTCCACGCCCTCGGGAAACTCGTAGAGCACCGGCAGCAGCGGCGCGCTCAGCGTGCCGTCGCGCACCTTGCGCGCTTTGCTCAGTTCCGCCGCGAAGACACCCGCTGGCGGTCTCTCGGACTGGGTGGTGATCTGGACCAAGAAGCCCTCGGGCTGACTGATCAATCCACCGCGAAGCTGGCCGATGACGCGGTCTGCGTCGGGCGCTTCCGCGATAACGTGCGTCTCGTCCAGCAGGATGCCCGCCGGCTTCGTTCCGGTGACGACCTTCGGATCGAAGCTCTTGACCTTGAGGAAGGCTTTCGTCTGTCGGTAGCTGATGCGTTTCAGATGCGACTGAACGTGAAACTTCGAGGCCAACACTGGGTCGGCCTCGATCATGCCGACGGCCTGGCCGAACGCTAGATCCGCGATCTCTTGCGTCGGTGCGATGAGCAAGAACTCGGCGCGTGGTCGCTGGTTAACGAGCAGCGCCGTCAGCATGATCGCTGCGCCGGCGGTCGTTTTCGAGTTTTTCTTCGGCACCAGGACAAAGCATTCCCTGATCTGCCGCTGGCCGTTCACCACCGAGCCGAACAGCGCGCGAACGATGTCGCGTTGCCAGTCGCCCGCCGCTTCCTTCATGCGCGGCTGGCCGGGGACGTCCGGCAGACGCAAGGCATCGAATATGCCCGCCGCCCTGCGCGCGGCGTCCTGGTCAAGCGGAAGGTCGGGGACCAGGGACCGGCCCGACCGGAGCCGGTCGCCCCAGTCGCGGCAGGAGGTATCCCAGGCCATCAGTTCGCCAGCAGCTGCTCCCAGTCGGTGCCGCGTTCGGCGGTCGCTGCGATCTCTTCGGCTTGAGCCTTCTTCCCGGTCGCCTCGGCCCGCGCGTGGACGTAGGGCGCGGCACATTGCGCCATCCGGTCGCGACGCGCCGCGTCGGCGGTCGGATCGCGCATGACGCTGAGCATGTATTCGAGCGGCGACATGCCGATGAGCATGGCCTCGGTCAAAACGAGCTTCGCCGGGATCGCATCCGTCTTGCGAGGCCGGCCAGCGCCAGGACGGGGACCGCCCTTCGGCATGTTTTCTGCTCCAAAATGGCGTTTAAACGGGTGTTTCGGCCCGTTTGGGCCAGGAGTTAACTATTCAGAGGGGGCGGAAAAGTCTCTGGGTGGCCCCCTGTGCATTGCGCGTCCCCAAGCCCTTAACATTAACACCCCCTACCCCATAGGCAGGAAGGGCCAGTTAAACGCCCGTTTCGGGTCTCTTTCCACCGATGTTAACGCTTGAGTGCCGCTTTGTTCTCGCCGCCGCCGTCTTTCGACCGTGGCAGGGCGAGCAGAGCGCCTGTCCGTTCGCCGGGTCCGTCCTCGACCCACCGTCTCGGATCTCGACGCGGTGGTCCGCGACCAGTCGCCGGTCCAGCGCGCCGCATGACGAGCACATCCCGGCGGCACGGCGCAGCACCTCGCGGCTCCAGGCCCGATGCTCGACGCTGTCGTAGTAGCTATCTCGACCCTCGACCACCGTCGTCAGGGTCCGCCGCGCTTGGCCCCGCAGGGGCTGACCGATGGTCCTCATCGGCGCGGCTCGCGCATCATACCTGTCAGGGTAGGGTGTCGCCGCCGCAGGGTCAAGCCTACCGTCCTGGTCATCTCCACTCCGCCGCCAGGATGCCGAGAGCCTGGCCCAGCATGGCCGATGCTCGGCCCTCCCGGCATCGGTGAGCCCGATCCCAGGCCGAGCAGGACATCCCCAGGCCGACCACCTGGACCATGATGCTATGCAGCGGCCCCGGCCCGCCGAGCAGCTGCGCCGCCTGAGCAAGCGCCCGCCCTGCCGCCACCCGTCGCTCGATGACGGACGCTTGATCGCCGCCTCCCGAGCGTGGCTCGATGCGCGTCGCGCTCGCCCCCGCCCGCCCCGAGATCTCGAACAGCGCCCTGAACCTCTCGCCCGCTGCCCTTTGCTCGCCGTCGATGGTCCCTGCCCGCTCCATCGCCGCCAGCGTGTCCACAACCCTCCACGGCCTCGACGCCCGCCCGTGCGCGTCGGTATAGGCTCGACCACCGCCTCGCTCGGTCCGCTCAGGCTCGGCGACCTCGATCCCGTGCTCGGCGTGCCGCGCGCGCTCGATGGTCGGCGGGATGACCGGCTCCGCAGGATCGACGCCAGGGCGGTTTTTCCGACCGCTGGCGCGGGTTGAGCGTCGGTCGGCATCTCGGGTCATGCTCTTGGTCTCCACGCTCAGGCGGTCAGGAAATCGGGAAGCGGGTCGCCACCGTTCGCCCAGTCGGTCGGCGGCGACTTGTAAGCGACGACCTCGGCCCCAGGGAACGCTTGCTTTGCCGCCGCGACGATCTCGGTCCTCGGCAGGGCGACGCGGACTAGCTCGTCCAGCGTCCAGACCTCAAGCCCTCGCCCCTGCGTCGCGACGGCATACGCTTCGGCGCTCGTCCTCACCACCGCGACCACTCGGCCCTCGTAGGTCGTCTCCCAGACCGTCGGCGCGAGCGGCTCGCCCCCAGCAGCGGTCGCCGCCGCCTCCAGCGCGGCCACCGCCCGCCGGACCGCCGCGCCGTGTCGCTGGATGCCGGCGAGATCGTTGGTTTCGACCGCCCGACACCAGGACTGCCACTGGCGGTCCCACCGTGCTCGGAGGTCGTCAGGTACCAGGAGCCGGAGGCGGTCCGCGCCCCACCGTCGCTCGGACGCGGCGATGGTCTCATCGACGCCGTCCAAGATTGCCTTCGCGAGTGAGTAGTCAGACTGGTTCATCTCCGCACCTCGACTGCGGCAGTGCGGAGGCCTTTTGCCCTACCGCAGCAACTGAACCACCTACCGCACCGCACCCCGCACCCCATAAGGGGTGCGGTGCGGAAGTGCGGAAAGGTGGTTCCGCAGTGATGCGGATTTACTGCGGAACAGTGCGGAACAGTGCGGAACAGTGCGGAAATCATCGCTGCGACCTCTCTGGAAGCTGGCCGGGATAATAGAACGGGATCTCCCGCCCCTCGCTCGGCACCTCGTCTCTGACTTCAGTCAAAATTCCGTTCTTAACCCATTCTTTTAACAGCACTTTTGCCCTAGCAATGGCGCCTTTGCCCTCGCCAAGCTTGCATACCTCCATGACCTTCTTCCCCAGCCACTCGCCCGCGCGATCAGATGCCCTGCACCGCCCTTCCTTGTGAACGTGATTGTAAATCTGCCGCGCGTGTTCCTCGGTGATTCCATCCCACGCCGACGGCGGCGACCACGGCACGGCGACGCCGACCTTGTCGCCGTGCGGCGAGATGCCGGACCCGTTGCCGAGGTCCACCGACCGCAGCTCGATCCACTGAGCCGACGCAGCTGGCGGCGCGAGGTTGTTCTTGGCGTTGTCGATCCGCACATAGCGGCGGCGATCCGCCTCCTCGATCCCGAGCCTCGCGGCCTCGGCGTCGGACATGACGTTCATTACCCGCGCCGTCCGGACGGCCCCGATCATCGCGGAGCCACCTCGGACGCTGTCGATCGATCCCTCCTCGCCGTTGAGCTTTCGGAAGTGGTGGACGAGGACAGGGCAGCACGCTGTCATGTCAGCGATCAGCCGCCAGGACGCGAGAACGGCGTTGACGGCCTGGTTGTCGTTTTCGGAGACCGCATGAGACGCCACGAACGGGTCCACGATCAGGACGCCGATCTTCTTGCGGCGGATGACCTCCACGATGGCATCGATCATCGGCTGGTGGATCACCACCCCGTCGCGCGTCTGATGCGCGGTGGTCAGCGGCTTGTCGCGGCCCGCATCGACCAGCAGCCGCCCCGCGATGTCCTCCTGTCGGATGCCGTAGTGGATCGCGGCGGCACCGATCCGGCGCTCCATCTCGTCCGCCGGGTCTTCCAGGTTCATGATCCAGACGCCGGTACGCTCTGCCGGCGCGATGCCGACAAGCGGCCTCCCGGTCGCAATGGCGAGCGCCTCGGCAACGTAAAGCGTCGTTTTACCCGCCCCGCCAGGCGCGGCGAGCACGCTGACGAACGACCGAATGTAGGTGTCGCCGTACAGCCACCGCCGCAACGGTATCTGCTGCGGAGGCCGCAGCACAAACTCGCGCCCAAGGTCTTCGGGTGGCGGCTCGGGCGGTTCATCCCGCTTGGCCTCGCCCGCCGCCTCCTCCTGCCGATTTCCCGGCCCCTGGCGCGGCTGTTCCCGCCGCTTGGCCTGATAGGCCGCGACGACATCTTCCAATGCGCCCATGCCCCCGTTTTCGGCCTTGGCGGCGATCTGAGCGCATTTCGCCCGCATCTCGCCCTCGGCGTTGTCGCGGGTGATCCGCCCAGGCCGCGAGAGATCGACGCGACGACAGAACTGCGGCCAAGCCACCTCGTACACTTCCTCGGCGGTCGGCCACGCGCCGTGCTGGCCGGTGAGTTCAAGGGCGACCGCGAACACGGTGTCCCGCATGTATTCCTCGCGCCCGTCCTCGATAGCGGGCGGCAGCACCCCGAGGCTTCCCGCGCCGACCGGCGACGATGGAGGCGGCGATGACGCAACCCGCTCTCGCGGCGCGCCCCCGATCGCCGGCTCGGCGCGGACGAGATCGAGCAGCCACGCGGGAGCGTCGGCGATGCCCTCGGCCAGCGTATTCGTCCAGGACCAGACATAGGGTTGACCGCTCGCGTGCATCGACGGCGGCGCGACCACAAAGCCGCCCTCGCCTCGGATGTCCAGGCCGGGTCCGAGCTTGCTGGCGCTATTCCGCACCACCGCGACGCCAGGCGGCGCGCGGAAATAGAGATGGACCCCGCCGCCGCCGGTCTTGACCTCGGCTGTCTCAGGCAGATCCTCGTTCGCCAGCTGGAGCGCGCGAAGGCTGTCGTCGCCGTCTTTGCCTGGGCCGACATCGACGTCGAGGACGAAGATGTTGCCCGAGGCCGAGCCCGTCAGAATGCCGACACCGTATCGCGCCCGGTCGCCCGACCACCAGTCGGCCACCTCCTCGCGAGGAGGGCGGCGGCGCTGGAACTGCGACCAGGTCATCGTCGGGTGCTTGCCCGGTGACGCGCATCCATCGCGCGCGCCGCAGGAGCAGATCGGCTTGCCTTCGCGATGCGCGATGACGCGGTGAACCGGGATCGGCATCAGCCCCCGGTCGTAATAGTCGAGCGCCGCGTCGAGCGGCGTCTGGGGTGTCGTGGTCATGCGTGCCTCCTGTCCGGTCCGGGCAGACCGATGCGGGGGATGTCGCCCCCGCTCGCTCGCCACTTTGCCCAGCCGGTAGGCGACACCGGCACCAGCGCGGGGAGGACCGCGCCGATCTCGATATCAGAACTCGGTGTCGTCACTGAGCGCGGGAGGCGGCGGCACCGGAGCCGCCTTCGGCTGCGGCGGCGCGGCGACCGTCGAGCCGGTGGACGGCGGCGCGGCGACTGGCGCGGGAGCAGCCACGACGACCGGCGTCGGCCCCGAGGTCAGCGGCAGATCGGCGGGACGCGGCACCCAGTTGACGATCTGGAGGACCGGCTTGTAGTTCGTGCTCTTCGCGCCATTGCCCATCGCTTGCACGACCGCTTCCGTCGAGGGGCACGCCACCACGGGCAGCTTGCCTTCGCGCGCCTCCGGGGCGGCCACGTAGGCGTCGTGCAGCTGGTCAATAGCGGCCTGAACGATGCCGGCTTGAGTCAGCACCTCGCGGACATCACCGCCGGCGGTCTTCGACAGCTTGAGCATCAGCCGGACGCTGCGCTTGTGATCCGGCGACGGCTGCGGCGGCATCGGCGCGGGGACGCGAGCGAAGCTCGTGGACGGCGGCGCGCCAGCAGCAAAGAGCGCCCAGCCGATGTCAATCTGGGCCAAGTCGAAAATCGCCGCGAAACCATTGCTGATGTCCACGACGCTGTCTTTGCCGTCAACGCGGAACCACCGGCCCGCACGGGCGTCGTATTTGACGATCGGGGTGCGGTTCGTATTGGTGGGAATACCAAGTGCCATTTTCCGTTTCCTTTTGCGTGTTGCGTTCACCTGACTGGAAAGCGCCAGTCGCGCTCCGGCTCAGAAGCCGAATAGCGCCAGCCCGTTCGCACGGGTCTGGGCATCGCTCCAATAGAAACTGTCGTAATCGGGACAGACGATGGCCGCGAGTTCCTGCGGGTCAGCGGACACCGCCAGGAACTTGTCGAGCCGCCGCGCGATGTTCGCCAGCGCCGCGAGATGGTCCGCCGGGTTCTCAAGCATGTAAACCGCACTCTTCTTCGGCGTGCAATACGCGAAACGCATGGAGTAATTGGAGAACGCCCGCGCATACACCGCGCCCTGCCGCGCGTGCGAGATCTTGATCGAAGAGGGCAGCGTTGAGGACGTCTTCAGATCGATGATGCAGCCATGCGCGTGGAAGACGAAGTCGGTGTAGCCGATGCATGGCACCGGCACGCCGTCGAGCGCGACCTCGACGCGGTGTTGGCGACCGTCGTCGGGGACATCCGGCTGTCCGTAGGGTGCGAGCGCGCCCCATGCCTGGCGCAGCATCGGATCGATCTTCGCGCGCGCGTCCGCGTCGTCGCACAGTTCGTCATAGCGCGCCGCCGCGAGCGCCGACGCGGCCTCGATGTTGTTCGCGCGCCCGAGCAGCGCCGCCTCGACGCCCGCCTCGACGGCGGTGCCGACGTGCGCGGCGGGGCCAACGCGGCCCTTCTTCCCGACGAGCCGCTCCATGACCCAGAGCGCGGGCTCGGCGGCGAAAAGGTTGAGGGAGGATGCGGAAACGTGCGGGATACGGTGGAGCAAGAGACCTGACATGGATGTGTCCTCGATAAGGATTGAAAAGGTGGCGGGAGCGGTCATCACCCTTGCATGGTGACTGGGGGAGGTGTTGACGCCGTGAGGCGCTGATCCGCTTTGGCGGCGCGCCCCGCCGGACGCGCACGGGGAGGAGCCCCAGCCGTCTCTTAGATATCGAGGCGCAGCTGCACGCCCAGCCGATCGGCGTAGAGCCGGACCAGCGCGAGGCGCGCTTCTTCTTTCTGGCGGCGCTTCTCGGAGTGCCGCATCTCAACCACGCGCACCAGCGCTCCGCCGTCGTAGCCCGCCGCCGTCGCTTCTGCCTTGATCGCCGCGAGGTTTTCGCGCGTGTCCTCAATGCCCTGGATCGCCATTTCGATCCGATCGGCAAAGCGTGACAGATCGTCATTCGTTGTCATCGTGCATCTCCTCAAGGGTTATCTCGGCGCGAGGGTTCTCGCGGTCGAGGTGGTGATACAGGTGCATCTCTCGCACCTGGCGGTCGTTCTTGTAGGCGATATCCTGGAGGGCGTCCAGTATCAGCGAGACGTCGAGATCGGGACGGCGCGTGGCGTAATAGACATCCGCGACCATCCGCAGATCGCCTTCCAGCAGTGGCACAAGCGGCGGATAGGTCCGTTTCACGGCGGCGACGTAGTCGAGCGCCTTCTGGCTCTTGATCAGCCGCGCCTGTCCTCGGATCGTGACGAGGCGGCGGCTGTTCGCCTTCGACGCCGGCTCGCCATGCAGGATCAGGCGCACCGACCGCATCATTCTTCGTTGCCCGCCGCAGCGAGACGGTGTGCGAGCGCGATATAGCCGGCGGCATCGACGTAGTCGTCGCGGTTGTAGACGCCGGTCTGCGTGCGCGCGATCTTCAGAAGCGCCATCATGATCGCGACATCGTGCGGCGTCATCTGCGCGTCGCGTGACACGCGACACCAGGCGTCCCACATGGTCGCGATGTTCGCGAGGTTCTCCTCGGGGCGACCATGCGTGCGATGACGGTCCTCCGAAATCAGGTCGAGGGCTTCCATCAGGATGTGTTTCGGCTTCATTCGGCCCTCCTCAGTGGTTGAACCTGATATCCGCCCCAGCCCAGAGCGGTGCGACGAAAAGACGAAACGGCGACGGCATCGAGATCGAGCGACGACTGAAGCGATGGCGGTTCGATGCGTTCGCGACCGAACCACTTTCGCCCAGGCTCGTCGCGCTCGTCGTCACTCATACTTGCGCCGCCGCCCGCCAAGCTTGACCGGGATCGGCGCTTCGTTCTGCCGCTTCAGCCGCCGTCGCGCCGAGCAGACCGCCGCGCGGCTGATGTTGAGGTCGCGCGCGATCTTTGTCTGGCTATCGCCGCGTAGGGTGCGGCGCTTGACCTCGTCATCGCTGACGACGCCGACGAACCTCGCTGGCGTCGCGGCGTAGATGCCGGGGCTCGCAGAGACCATCATCGCCGCGCTGGACCCGCACGACGAGCGCGCAGGAGGCGGCGAGCCGCGCCAGAGGATGCGAGGAGCGGCGACACTACGCGGATGGTCCTCGTACTCAATCTCACCGGCCTGAGAGCGCCAGCGCTCGTCCATCGTCGCCCAGCTGATTGCCACTTCTTCCGCGCATGCCGGACCGCGAAACGAGGTCTCGGTCGAGGCGCGATAGACAACGGTCGGGATCAGGGCGCGCGATTTCGGGCCGATGATCCACCCATTGTAGGCGGCATTTGAGACGGCGTAGGCCAGCCGCTGCTCGTCCTCGTGGCGGAACGCCGCGAGGATTTCGCTGACTGTCATCTGACCGGCGCGGCGCACGGCGTCGGCGATATCTCTCGACAGGCTCATTGCATCCTCTCTGGGTCGATGTGGAGGCCGAGCGCGCGAGCGAGGCGCGCAACCTGGTAGTGGCGGCGCGCGGGGATTGCGCCGCGCCGCGACCAGTTCGACACCGCCTGTGGCGAGATGCCGAGGACGCGCGCGAGCGCGGTGTTGCCGCCGAGATGGAAAACGAGTTGAGCGACTGTCATGCCCACACGATACACCGCGCGTGTAGTCCGTCAAGCGCGAAACACATAGCGGCATGCGGGGATTGCATGGCGGATTGTGTTGCGCGGTGAAACGGGAGGTGTATGTTTCTCCCATCGCAACCGGCCAACCCGGCCACAACGGAGGACCAGCAGATGATCCAGACCCGCATCTACATCGACGGCGAGTATCGCTTGGTTCGCGCGCGGACGCGCGACGGACTGTTCAGCCGGATCGCCAGACTGCTCGGCGGCAACAGCTGCTCTGGGCGGCTGGAGGGTTGGAATGACGAGGCGCAGATCTACCAGCTGACCGTCTGCCGGTCGCTGCCGCGTCGCTACGGTCCCGGTCGCGAGATCATCCGCGAACTGAGCGTGTCGCTGCCGCGTAGCGCGGCCTGATTAACTAGATAGAGGAGAACCAGCAGATGATCTCGATCCAGATCCACGGCAGCGCCATTGACACCGCGGAAGATCATTTTCGCGCCGAGGAGGCCGCGATGAAGGTGTTCGCCGAAGCGCGCTGCACGCCGCGCCAGGCCGAGGCCGAGTACCACCGCCAATTTGACCGCCTCGATTGCGAGGTCGGAATGACCGGGCTCGCGAAGACGTGGCTGGAGGCGCGCGAGGCGGCAGAGCGTGCGGCACGTCGCGGCTGGCACAACCCTCTTAGCTGTCATGTTTCGATGCACGCCTGACCCTCCCGGCTGCCGCTCCACGCGGGCGGCAGCAGGGAGCGCCAGGATGGCGCGCCGATCAACAGGAGGACGACACATGCCCGGCACCGGGATACACTTGAACCTAGGCGAAGCGTTTACGCTTCGCTGGATCTGGCCCGCCGACGAGGCGGTCGCGGCCGGCGCGCGGGAATACCTCGCGACAGCCATGATCATCCGCTGCGTCCAGACGCAGGTCAGTCTGCATCTCGACATGGCCGACGCCGAGCGCCTGGCGGCGCTCATCCCCATTGCGGTGACGCAGCGCCGCGCCGATCTCGCCCGCGCACGGGAGGCTCTCAATGTCGAGCGATGAGTTCGACATTCGCGTGGCCGAGGCCGAGGCGATCACCGAGTGCGGCGTCGCGGTGCTAAAGCTCTGCCGCCGGATCGTGCGGCTGGCCGACGAGACGCCTGGCGCGCCGCTGATCGACGCCGAGGCGTTGATGCGACGCATCATGAGCGACGTCTCGGAGATCATCACCGAGGAGACCAGCGCGCAGCTGGCCCGTATCGAGGAGGTCCGCGATGGCTCGCGCGGTTGAGTTCGCCGCCGCCACGGGGGGCATCTGGGCGGCGATGTGGACGGTGCTGCTGTGGCTGACCTGACCCCGTGGGTGATGCTCGGAGTGCTTTGCACCGGCCAGCACGGGATCGACCGCCACTGCGGCGGCGTCGAGATACCCGCTCAGACCAGGGCAGAGTGCCTCCAGCACGCGGCGACCATCCGGCAGATGCTGCCGGCGCATATCAGGCTCATCTGGCAGGAGTGTCAGAGCGAGCGTCAACAGGCCGCGCGGCGCGCGGCGCAGAAGGGAGAAGCACGATGAAGCTGACGACAGAGACCATCGACCGCTGGGAGCGCGCAGGACGCCCGCTTCAGATCGCAATGTATGAGATCGCCCCAAGCGTTGCTCAGACGCTGTTGAGCCGCAACCGCAACAATCGCAACATCAGGCGCAACGCGATCATCCGCTACGCGGAGATGATGACGGCGGGAGAGTGGCTGCTCACGGGAGACGCCGTCAGGGTGTGCAGCGACGGCGATCTGATCGACGGCCAGCATAGGCTGCACGCGGTGGTCGAGTCGGGCAAGACGGTCGAAATGATCGTGATGCTCGGAGCAGATCCGCGCGTCAAGCTCGCCATCGACAGCGGCATACCTCGCGGCGTCCTTGCGTTCGCGCCGTTGCCCGAGCGCGTCAAGATTACGTTGACCGCCGCATATCGCATGAGCGATCCGACCAATCGAGCCGTCCCAGGCATCAGAGATCGAGAGAGGATATCGACATCGCCGCTATGCAAGGTCGCTATCGAGATCAATGAGGCATCGCGCGGACACATACGCGCAATGGCGTCCGGCGCAGCGCGTGCAGCGATATGCGCGGCAATGCTTGAGTGGCCCGAGCACGCCGACTTTATGCGGAGCCAGTATCTCGCGATGTGTCGCGCCGATTTCGTGAACTTCTCGACGCTAACGGCGGCGCTCTATCGGCAATTGACCGACCCCAGCCTCGCCAATAGCGGCGGAAGCCTGGAAATACAGCGGTTCTTTCGGAGCATGTATGCGTTCGATCCGGCCAACAACGCCGCGAAAACGATCCGCTGGAGCGATGCCATGCCGATTGATCGCTATCGCGCCATCGTCCGTCGTCATCTGAACCTGGAGCCCATGCAATGACCGACCGCAACGACGACATCGCCCGTTCCGGCCTGGCGTTCGGCTGGATCGAGGAGACCAGGCCACGCAGCGGCGCGCGGCGGTACTGGATTGCCATCACCGTGCTGCTGGCGGGGGTCGTGGCGACCGTGGTCCTGGTGGGAGGGTTCCGATGAGCGCCTATAGCAAGGCAGAAATCAGGGAGATGTTTTGCTGGGCGTGTGGATCTGACGCGCGCATTGAATTGCATCATCTCAGACCACAAAGAGCCGGAGGAGATGACGAGCGCCAAAACATCGTGCCGCTTTGTTTTGTGTGCCATTCCCTTGTCGACAGGGTGCCGCTTGTTTCCTGGCCGATCGATGACTGGCAAAGAGCATTGATAGAGCTTCAAGAAAGCTCTCCGGTTATGCGACGGCTATTTCTGAAGATGGCGGCTGTCGGCCATGATTACGAAGCAAATTTTAAGGCCAAAGGAGTCGCTGAAAATGTCTGATATCACCATTGGATACATGTCGCAGGACGGCCGGCTCGTCGTGGTCGACGAGGAACAGATCGTCGTCGCGGAGATCCGCGCCATGCACGCCCAGGGCAAGACCCTGCGGGAGATCGCCGGCGATCTGAACGACCGGGGCATCGTCGGCAAGGATGGCGGGAAATATACGGCATCTGCGGTCTTGGATGCGTTGAAAGATGCAGATGGTCACTGGGCTTTGCGACAAGCATGCCGCGAAATAATCGAGGAGGCATCGAAATGACCACCGACACCACCACCCTCGCCGCCCGCCTCGCGCGGGCGGATGTGGGCGAGGAGTTCTGGGCGCGGGTGACCCCGCATTTTCGTCACCACGCCATCGAGCGCTGGAAGGACACGCTGGAGACCGTGCGGCGCGCGGGGCTGGCGGTTGTTGAGGCGGAGGATGGGAGATGACTGAAATTAAAACGTGGCACCAGCGGTGCATGGAACATCCCGACCACCAGACCGGCATGGTCTCGGACGAGATGATCCGCGCGCGCATGCACGAAGAGATCGAGGAGTTGCGTGCGGAGGTCGAGCGTCATCGCGCTCTCGTAGCGGATCTGGAGCGAGAGGTTGATCGGATGCGACCTCGCGCCAAGCTGGCAGATCGCGACCGCCGCGAGCGCATTGCGACTGCGTGTCTGGCGGGGCTGCTGGCGGACCCGACTATGGACGGCTTCGACTTGACGGACAAAGCCGTTAGGTTTGCCGACGCTCTCATCGCGCAGCTGGATAGGGAGGTCAAGCCATGAGCGAAGATATCATCGCGCGGTTGAAGTCAGCAGAATGCTATGATTATGGCGGCAGCGGAGTGGTAGTAGGCTGGCTTAAGGATGACCCGACAGAGGAAGCCGCCGAAGAGATCGAGCGGCTGCGCGCTCGCGTCGAGGTGTTGGAACGGGTGCGGGAGGCGGCGCTAACATATCTCAAAGCGAAAACCGTAGAGGGCGCGCGGTACGCCATTGACGTATTGCAGGAGGCCAAGCCATGAGCGACATCGTGGAGAGATTGCGATTGGACGCGGAGCCGACCGAGTCCGATATGGAGGAGGCCGCTACCGAGATCGAGCGGCTGCGCGCCCGCGTGGAAAAGATGCGTGCAGGCACGATTACGCTGGAAGTCATGCTGAAGCTGTTTGCTAAGCGCGAGGAACTTCTTGCGGTGGTTAGGGCCATGCGAGAGGAGGCCAAGCCATGACCCACCGCCCCGCCCCGCTCGTCATCCGCTGGTGGCTGCGCGCCACCGGCTACGCGGCGATCACGATGCCCTGGCGCGTCGCGTACTACGCGACGTGGCCACCGGACCACGGGCTCGTCGCGCATGAGGAGGTCCACCTGGAGCAGATCGAGCGGTACGGCGCGTGGGGGTTCGCAACGCGGTATCTCTGGTGGCTGATGCGGTACGGATACTGGCGGCATCCGATGGAGATCGAGGCGCGCGACAAGTCGGGATACAGCTAGGCCGGATAACTCGCCCACGGCAGTTGGAAATGCGGACCGTCGAAGAACGAGCGCCAGTCCCCGCCCCACTCAATCTGCACACCCTCCACCGCCGCCGCTGCTTTCATTTCGGCGGCGAGCGTGCGATACGCGGGCGCGTCCCAGCGCGCTTTTCCGGTGTCGTCCAGCACCGCGAGATCGACCGCGTGGCCGGTGAGGTGCCGCGAGCGCATGGTCTGCGATCTGCCCTCGCGCGCTAGCTGCGCCTGTCTCTCCATCGTTCGCACGCCCTCAGTGACGATGAAGCGCACCTTGCCGAGCGACGCACGCTCGATCACGCGGACGAGGTCGGGATGGACGCCCTCTAGGCGTTTCCGATCGCGCGGCGTCAGGCTCATTTCTTGATCGCCGCCACGATCTGCGGTGCGATCTTCTCGGCGGATCGACCGATCACATAGCCGCCGAGGCCAAGCTGCACGATGTCCCAGAGCTTCAACACCTCGGCCTCCGAGATGCCCGGCGCGCTGTAGCCGAGCCACCGCGCCACGATCAGCCCGCCGAACGTCAGCATCAAGATCGGACGCCAACACGCGGCCAGGAAGTGCTCGCTGCGTGCCTCGGCCAGAACGATCTCGCCCGCCGCGCGCTCGAGTTCGGCACTGGACGCGAGCAGTTGCTTCGCGATCTCGGCCTCGGCCTGGGCGCGGGCGCTGGCGTCGGGGATGAGGTTGCCGAGGGCTTTGCCGAGGATTGGGACCAGAGCGGGGAGGAGGGCTGCGATCACGGTGTCACCTGTTCGATGAGGATTGCATGTCGGTGGTGATGCGTCGCACGTTGCTCGGCGACGCGCCAGCCATCAGGGATCGGTTCGCCGACGCGAAGCCACGCGACGACGACGACCGTCGGCGCGATACGCCGCCGGGTCGATGCAGAAGCCGAGCGGCCCGCGCTTTGGCTCGTAGGGTCGTCCTGGCGGATCTGCGGATCGCAATTCATGAATGCTGCCCTGCATCATCTCGCCCGTGTGCGAGGCGGCTTCTTGCCAGTCGGGGTCGTCGTATCCGGCTTTGCGTCGTCGTGGCATGCTGCCGCCTCCCACCGCGCGCGCTTGAACGTCAGGATCTCGACCGCTTCCGCGAGATCCGCATAGCACTGGATCGCCGCCGGTCCGTCGCGCGACGGATCTACGACGACCGCGATGGTCGCGCCGTGCTGCTGCTGCGGGTACTGATGCCTGTCGGCATGCGGGTCGATGTACTTGTAGCCGCGCGCGCGGATAAGCCAGTGGGGCTTGCTGCCCTTGTCGGCGTCCTCGCCCGAGAAGATCTCCCAGTGGTGCTGATGCCCCGCTGCCAGAATGTCGGCCTCGCCCGCCGAGAAGCGGTGCGCGCGCATCGGCCCGTGGAGCGGGTTGTAGATCGACTGGCCTTTGAAGTCGTGCGAGGCCCAGATCCGCACGACATGCTCGCCCGCCGCGACCTCGAAACGCGCCGACCAGTCCTCAAGGCCAGCAGCGCCGCGCGCCATCCAATCGAGCGGGTCGCCCTGGCCGTGCGACTGGCTCCAGATATCGTGATTGCCTTTCAGGAGCAGCAGCCACGGCACGGTGGCGAAATACCACTCGGCCAGCTTCCACGCGCGATCGCGCGTGACGTCCTGGTGAGCGTAGAGCCGCTGGAGCTTGCCCGACCAGTTGTTCGTCACATCGCCCAACATGATGCCGTGGCAATGCGGCGTTCGCATCAATTCCACATCGCGCCGCAGCAGCGGCCAGTTGCATCCGTTGTCGTCCAGATGCGGATCGCCGACAAACGCCAGCAGATACGGACCGGCGTCGTGCAGCGCGTAGCGCATCCACCGCTTCGCCGCCGCGTTCTCGGCGCGGCGCTCGAAACGCTCGCTCAGTTGCTCGATCAGCTGCTCGACCGGCACATCATCAGCAGGGATCGACGGCGGATCAAAGCGCGGCCTTGGCGCGGTGTCTGGCGAGATCCTGGCGTCTGGCGAAAGCGACCAGTCGATCAGCCGACCGGCGGCTTGCTCGATCTTCTGGACCGACAGCCGATCCACGCTCTGACGCAGACCCAGCCGGTCGAACGCCATGCGAACTGCCGATCGCTCGCCGCGTCGCGACATCACCCCCATCGCGGTGCCGCCTTCGCGCAGCGCCTGTTCGATAGCGTCGATGCGACGGTGAGCCTCGGCCCTTGAGATTGGCGGTGTCGGCATCAGCGCAGCGGCAAGAATGGTAGGAGCTTGACCAGGAGCGCCGTCACTGCGCCGGATGCCGCGCCGACCGCCACCAGCACCCGCCAGCCGCCGCCCGCTGCGTCGAGCGCGCTTCGCACGGCCTTGAGGTCTGCGGCCATGCTTTCGACGGTCTTGGTCAGCGTGGCGACTTCGGCCTCGAGGCGTCCGAAATCGCGCGGGTCTATGTGGTCGCTCATGGCGTCACGTCTTGATGATCTTGTTGAGGATCAGCGTGGGCTGCGTGTTTTGGTGAGCGCCGCCGCCTCCCGTACTGCCGGTGTTTCCAATACTGCTGCTTCCCGTCCCGATGAGCCCTTCGCTTCCACCAGCTATGCCGCCACTATGCGTGTGCGCCGGCATTTCTGCGGTGATCAGCGTGTGCGTCTGCGTGCCGCCGGATGCGCCGAGTGTCGCTCCATTGATGCCGCTACCACCCGTCGTCAAACGGCTCGCCGCCGTTCCATTCATGTCGTCCTTACCAGCGACGACGCGGCCGCGAAGGTCCGGCAGATTGAATGTTGTGCTGCCGTCGCCGACACCGAAGGTCGTCCCGATGGCGGTGAACAAGTCGGCGTAGGTTGTGCGGCTGACGGCCTGACCGGCGCAAAGCAGCCATCCGCTTGGAGCGGATGATCCGGCGAAATCGACAACCGAACCAGCGGGAATGAAGGTGACCGTTGAGCGCTTCAGCTTGCTGCTGTCGCTCGCATCAAGGATCAGCACTTGATCGCTCGCATCGTAGGTCACCGACGCCGGGCTGATGCTCGCCAGCTTCAGCGGCGTCAGCGCGCGCGTGTCATCGGTGCCGTTGTTGGCCTCTGTCTGCGTCGCGATCTCGATACGACCGGCGGCGCTTTCGGTGGCATCCTCGACGCCGAGGTTCGTCCTCGCCGCTGCGGCTGTCGCTGCGCCCGTACCGCCGTTCGCCACCGAGAGCGGGATCGCGGCGGGACCGCTGGTGATCGTGCTGAGATTTAGGTGGGTGAGCAAGTCATTGAACTTGTCCACCAGGTCCGCGAGGTCAGGACGCGCCAGTTTCGGGTCGTCCGTCGCGCTGTCCAAGTTCGCCTTGGATGCGTTCGTCGGGAGCGTCATGCCTGTGGCCCTCGCAGCTCTACATCGATCGTTGCATTGGCAAGTGTACCAGAAGAATTGTACACTTTGAACTCTGCTGCTGGCTCAGAATTCACCGTCTGCGTCTTGCTGATCAACTCCCACGACCAGCCCGCGCCGACGTTCTGAAGCGCCAGGATACGGGCGGTTGAGATCGCCGCCAGCTGGCCCCTCGCACCGATCTTGAAATGACCCGCCGCGACCGAAGAGAACCACGACGCCGTCTCGGTCGCCGTGTTCACGTCCTCATAGGTGTCGGTGTAGCTGCTGGACGAGATGATGGTTGTCAGGCCCGACAGGACCGGCGTGGTGTCCGCGACGCTTGCACGGATCTGGACGTAACGCTTGCCCTCGGACAACGCGAGCGCAACCCATGAGCCGGTGACGGTTCCGTCCGCCGTGGTGCCCACTTTCATTTCGAGCGTGACGGTGCCGTTCGCCGTCGCCGTCACTAGCGGCGTGAAGGTCACATCGGCCCCGAGATCGAGGACCGGCGTCTCGTAACGGATCGGGCTGTTATTGTTGAGGATGTTATCCCAGGTCGCGGGCAGCGAAGACCATGCGCTCGGGAGGTTCGACCAGTTCTGGCTGCTGGTCGCGTGGAGCGCGTTATCGCGGTCGAGGAAGCACGACGTCTTCGTCCCCGGCCATACAAGCGACTGCTCGATCCGCTGGAGCAGCACATCACGGAGTGGCGGATCGCCGAGCACGGCGGACGAGATGAAGCGCGCGTCGGTGCTTTCGTTCCCGCTGCTGTCCACCGTCTTGACCGCGAACCAGTATGTCCCGCTCGCGAGATCCGCCGTCTCGTAGGGCGACGAGATGAGCAGCCCTTCATGCAGCGCCGTCATCGAGGACCAGTCGGTCGTCGATGAGGTCTTGTATCTGATCCGGTAGCCGCCGCCGCTGCGAACATCCGCCGGGACGCTCGCGAGGCTCCAGGTGAAGCGCCGCGTTCCATCCGCGATGCGCGCGACCTGGAACGTGTCAGGACGCGGCGGCGGCGCGCTCTTGCCCTCTACGACATGGCCCGTCACTGCTACCCAGCCAGACACCACGCCGAGGCCCGAGATCGATCGGACGCGCACATCGTAGGCCGTGCCGTCCTCGACCGGCGCGACGTAGCCGACCGAGACGGAAGCCGAGGACAACACGCTATCCCAGTCGGTCTCGGCGGATTTCTTCCAGGCAAGCTCGTAGTTCGCGACGCGCGCATCGCTCGGCGCGGTCCATGTGGCCTTGATGCGGCTGATCACCGAGCCTTCGGCCAACTGAAGGATCTCGGCATCGCCGCTCGCGAGGACGAGCGACGTCGGCGCGCTGACCGAAAACGGGTTCGGCAGATCGGTGTCCGGCGCGGGATCGACTTCTTCCTCGTCGGTGCCCGCCGTCCAATCGTAGACGGTCGATGCGGTCTCGCGCAGATCGAGATCGACGCCGAGGCTACCGTCGCCGTCCGCGACAAAGCGGAGGCCAGTGACTTCAAACGGCTTCGCCGTCCAGCCCATGCGTGTGTTCGTGATGCCGACGACATCGCCAGGCACCAGTCGATACGCCGTCAACTTCGCGGCCAGCTGCACGCTGATCTGCTGTCGCGCCTTCCGCAGTTCGATGCGCGCGATGCGCTGCGCGGTCGCCGCCGAGGTCGTGAACGGGAGATCGATATCGCGCCAGAGCTTCTCGCCGCCGTCGTCGGAGACGTAGGTGGCATTCGTGACCGGAGGGAAGTCGGACGCCTGCCACTTGTTGTCCGGCGACACGAACGTGCCCTTGACCCCATTCGCCAGATCCCGGCGGCTCAGCCGCGACGACACGCGGATCGGCCCGCGCAGATCAGCTTCGGTCAGCGTGATCGTCGGCGCGGTGTATGCGCCCGCGAAAATCGACCATGTCCCGCCGACCAGCGACGCGCGGCCCGCCATAGCGCCGGTCATCGAGGCGATGATGTCGCGCGGGCGCTGCGAGGTGTCGAACGTGCCGTTCGTCGTGTAACGATCCTCGGTGCCGCCCGCCGCGAGCGTCACGTTCTCGTCGCAGATATTCGCGGCGGCGATCAGATCAGCTTCATCGATGCGCGTGGCGTAGTCCACGCCCAGGCCGCGTATCGGGTCGGTCAAATAGTCGGCTAGGCAGAGCGCCGCGTTCGCGCTCCAGGCCGTCGTGCTGGTCCGAGGATCGTAGACCTTCTTGCCCTTCACGATGGCGGTGACGTTTGGGATGCCGGACGCGAACAGGTCGGAATTGTGCGTCAAGCGAACATAGATGCACGCGCGGCCACGCTGCCGGTGGTCGGCGGTCCACTTGTCGGACGCCTCGGTGATCAGGTCCGCGAAGGCCGTTTGCCCATCGGTGCCGAGCTTCTTCTGCACGCGGACATATCCGGCGTATTTGCCCGTCGCGTTGCCCGAGCCGTCGAGCGGCACGATCTCGTCATCGAAGTAGATGTCGCCGATCTCCTCGCACTCATGACCGGCCAGCGTGATGATCAGGTGGAGCTTGGAGTTGGAGTCGGTCGTATGCAGGAAGGTGATCGCGCCGCCGGTCCGCACCTGGCCGTAGATCACGCGCCACGGCGTGATCGGCTCCCGCACGGTTTGCGTGCGTTGCGCGCCCGCGAACGGGTCGGAGAACTTCGGCCGCTTCGGGCGGAAAATCGATCCGGCGATGGCCGATAGCGTGATCGAGGCAACGAGGCCAACCGCTGCCGATACCAACGCCGCGCTGACCGATGCCCCGGTGACGAGCGCGACGATAGGGGCGACGATAAAGCCCATCAGACGCCCCAGGCAGCGACGATGCAGCGCGAGGGCATCATCAGTAGCCCGGACTGCGAAAGGCACGCCACGCGCGCGCCCGCCACGATCCCGGTGGCCTCGGTCTCGCCATAATCGGTCGTGACCAGCACGACGTCGCCGCGCTTCGCCATCAGGACGTTGTTCATCGCTGGCCCGAGAGCCTTGCTCCACACCGCGCGCAGCCCGCCGCCGGCCAGCGCCAGCATCGTGGCGCGCGCGCCTTCTTCGTCGGTGTATTGGCCGCGATAGAGTGCCACCGGGTCGGTGTCCGTCATCGCGCGGACGCAGTCGCCCGCGAACAAGCCGCAGTCGTGAACGCCCCACTGGAACGGCTTGTCGCGAGCGTCCTCAAACGCAGCAGACAGCCTCGATGCCCAGTCCTCACGACGAACTATCATCAGCGGCCCCATGTGATCTGCGCGTCCTGGAGGCTTGCAACATACGCGAAACCGAGATCGCCGGGGTAATCGATTGCCTGATCCTCGGGCGTGTAGCGGCGCTCGCGCGCGCGCTCTAGGTCGATCAGTTCGCTCTCGTAGCTGATGGCGATGGTGGCGGTGTCTTCGCCATCCTCGATGGCCGGGACATCGAGCCGTCCCTCAAACTGTAGCACCGGGTCCGCCACGACTGAGCCGCCGCTGAAGAACGCGAGGTAGACCCTTCCGGTCTTGCCCGAGCGCGCGTCGCCAAGCGCAGCGGCGAGCAGATCGGACGGCACGCCCGATAACGACACCGTCAGGCCCGAGGCGCGGATCTCTGCCGTCTCATCGATAGCGGAGATGCCGAGGAGCGTGCCAACGCCGTTCCATGTCTTGCTGTCCCAGGACAGGTTCCCGATGCCGCTCCAGAGCCGGACCCAGCCCGAGGCGAACTCGCCCTCGAATAAAATGCCGACTTCGACCGACGCGGCCTGTAGCTGCGTGATGACGGATGCGGTGAGGTCGCGGGACATCAGATCGCCTCGACCGCGCCGAAGGCGAGCGTGTAGCGCAGCCCCGAGCCCTGTAGCGCCCAGCCCTGCGTGTTCGACGCGAGGCGGAACAGACCCTTCGCGCTCGATGTCGTGATGACGGCGTTGTCGGCTGGGCTCTCACGCAAGCGCGGCCAGATGTCGAGCGTGATCTCGCCGCTGCTTTCGGTAGCGTCCAGCAGCACCTTGTAGAGGCGATCACCGACCTGGAAATAGTCGCCAGCCTTGACCGTCGCGCCGGCGCTGAACCCATCGACCAGCAGCGTCTCGCCGGTCTGCGACGCCCCCTTGACGAGCGGCGTGCCCGCCCATGTGCCACGCGGCGTCGCGCCGCCAGGATCGGCTAGGCGGAACGTGCCCCATGCACCGCGCAGCGACGCGAGTGCCGCGATCCATTCCTCGGCGGCAGGACGCTCCATCTCCGCGACGGTGACGTCCGCTTCCCATCGCGCGCCCTGATGCCGGACCAGCTGCTGTTGCAACGTGAACGGCGAGGTCGAAACGCCGACGACGTTGCCCATGCGAAACTCGACGCGCGCGTAGCCGCCGGATGTCGGGAGGGAGATCGGATAGGATATGGCCATGATCAGGTTCCCATCGCGGCGGCGAACGATCCGCCGCGCATCCTGGCGTCCGCCACCGCATCGACGGTCTGGCGCTTGATCGCCGGCATAAGCGCGGCGATCTCGGCGCGCACGGTCTGCGCGACGCCGACGCTGATCTGGATCGTCTGGTTGACCACGGTGCCGCCGGTTTGTCCGTTCGGGACGATGCGGCCAGACTGACCGGGCATGAACAGTTCCGGCCCCTGCTCACCGACCAGATAGGCGCTGCCCGCCTCGACCGGCCCGCCGAGAGCGCGAGGCCCGCCGAATGGAATGCTGGTCGAGCCGCCCGGTCCTCTGATGTCGCCTGGCCCGCCGCCGATCAGCCCGCCGAAGGCGCTGGAGAGCCCGCCCATGACGAGGTTCGCGAGCGGCGTCGTGACCGTCTGGCGCAGGATGATGCGCGCGATGTCCTGAGCGATCCCGGCCAACACGCCGCGCAGCTTCTCGCCGCGCAGGATCGCGTCCTCGAAAGCTGACTGAAACGATAGGCCGAGATCGCGCGCGAGGTTCTCGTTCTGCCGCGACTGCTTCTCGATGCCGGTCAGGTATTCGGTCTGTTTCTCTGTGGCCTTGCGGAACGCCTCGTCCGACATCGCGACCAGTTCGTTGTACCGTTCCTGACTGATGATCGCCGCGTCGAGCGCCTGGGCCAGCAGCGCCTGCTGATCGGCCCAGCGGCGGGTCGCGGCGGTCAGCGGGTCGAGGGTGTTTTCTAGGGACATGACATCGGAGAGGAAGCGCTGGCGCGCACGCTCGGCCTCTTCCTGCGCGCGAGCGGCGTCACGGATGGCCTCGGCTTCGCGCTTCTTCTGCTCCTCGAACTCCTCGCCGCTTCGCTTCAAGTTGGCGGTACTCATGTCCACTTGCTCTTGTTCCTCAACGAGCCGATCATGTTCTCGGATCAGCTTATTGATGGCGTCGATCTGCGACTGAATGGCCGCGACGTTTGCCGCCGCTTGAGCCTCGACTATTCCTGACATCTCGCTCGACGCCGCTGCGCCGCCGCCTGTAGTCATCATGCTGGACAGGCGATTGCGCTCGGCCATCAAGCCTTCAAGCCGCACATTCGCGCGAATGCCGGTCTGTCCTCTTCCGCGCCTCGCGCTCTCCTCGCTCATGCGCTTGATCTCTTCCGTCAAGGCAGAGACCTCATCGGTCGCGGCCTTCGCATTCTCGGCCATCTTGTCGAACATCATGTAGATGCCGCCGCCGATGGCGAGTGCGGCTCCGGCGATTGCGCCGAACGCCCCGAAGATGCCGAGGAACTGTGAGCCCTGCTGGATGAACGCGACCATCGCAGACTGACCGCTCGCGACTTGGACGGCGAAGTCACCCAGCTGATAGCCGGACTGTTGCGCGACGAAGCCGAACTGTCTGCTCGACGTCGCAGCCGCCGCAGTCGCCGCTCCCATCGCCGCCGTCGCCGTCGCGGCGGACATGTACCGCTGCTGAGCAAGGCTGATGATCTGCGCGCCGCGCTCCTGCGAGATGCGCCCGCGCTCCATCGCGGAGTTGACGCGATCCACGATCTGCTCGTAACGCAGCTGCGAGGCGAAGCCCTTGTCGAGCGATGCCTGGAGGCGATCCATGCTGGACGAAGACGAGACCAGCGAGCGGGTCATCTTCTCCTGAGACTGCTCGACCAGGCCGCTGCTCGCGGAGATCTCGGTGTTCGCCCGATCGATCTCCTGTGCGCCGCGCGTGTATTCGCTCGCGTCGAGGCCAGCCTTGAGGATCGATTCCTTCGGCGCGTTGATCATTTCTTCCCCTCGATCTCGCCGCGCACGGCGAAGAACTCGCGATCTATCCGCATCAGAAGCGACACCTCGTCAGGCCGCATCTCCGCGCCGGTCAGCCTCGACCATGCGTCGAGATCGGCCCAGGACAGCGGCTCGGCACCGTTGAAGCCGACGCGGCGACCTTGGTGCAGATCCAGCCACGCCGACCATATGTGTTCGCCCCACGCGGGCAACGGTGGCCCGTCGAGGCCCGCAGGGCGGCGTCCCAGCTGCCGCGCGACACTCTCCAGGTGGTCGCGCTTGCGACCGCCCTTGCGCGGCAGGTCGAGGTCGAAACGGTGACGCGCGAAGGCGATCAGTTCGCCGTCGCGCTCAGCCAGTTTCCCAGGTCGCCGATATGCTCCTCGACCTGTCGGCGCACCCAAGCGAAGGTCGGATCGCTCATCAGTTCGCGCTTCGCCGCTTCGTCGCACTCGACGTCGAGCGGGTCGCCGGCCAGCGAATAGAGCCGCCAGCCGGTGATGAGCGCCACCAGCATCCCGACCTGTTCGGCCTCGATGTCGTCAGCGGTCAGCTTCGCCGCGCGACGGTCGAGGCGCGCGATGGCGGATGCGCGACGCTGCGCGCCAGCCTCGCGGCTGTCGAGCGACAGGCAGTCGATGTACGCCGGATCGCCATCGCGCGACAGAAGCGGCGGACGACCGGCGACGGGGATCGAGAGATAGCAGCGCGTCGGCTTGTCCACCGACGCGCCGAGACCAGAGAAACGCGACATGCTCAGGCCGCCGTGTCGTGGATTCTGATCGTGGTCGTGTCTCTGCCGGCGGCGCTGCCGGTGTAGCGCAGCGCTTGGAACGGCAGCGAGATCGTCTGACCATTCGCGCCGGACAGCGGCATGTCCGCGCCGCCGAGCTTGACGCGCGGGAGGTAGATGCAGATCGCATCGGCATTCGCCGCCGAGCCACTATCGACGCGCACGATCAGCTGAAGCTCGCTCTCGTTCAAAAACGCATTGAACAAGGCGAAATCTTCCACGAACGCCGACACCGTGCCGGTGACATTCGCGCGACCGAGGAAGATCTCGGGCGCGATGTTCTGGTTGATGACCGCTTGCATTTCGGCCTCGAGATCGAGCGCGATATCGATGCCGGTCACGATGCCGAGCGGCGACGAGCCAGCGTCTGGAGACAGGATCAGGCCGTTGGCCGAAGCGCACGCCGAGGTCGTCGTCGCGGCGGTCGGAGCGGTGAAGTAGGGCGCGCTGCCCGCCGAGAGCGACACCGCGTTGCGGCCCATGACAGGGATCTCCACCGTCGAGAGACCGGTGGCCGGGAGCGACAGCGAATAGCCCGACACGCGGCATTCGGTGAAGAGGCGCGACAGATCCAAGTCCTCGCGATATTCCTCGATGCCGAACTTGCGCGCCGTGAAGCCCGAGGCCGGAACGATGGTGGTCTTGCCGGGGCGCGACAGGTTGAACGAGGTATCCGCCACCGCATCGGTCGTCGGCGCGGGGCTGACGGTGACGGTGCGATTCGACGTTCCGCCGAAGCTGCGGATCACGAAATTGCGGTCGTTGTTCGCAGCCGTCGCGAGGCTCGTGAAGCGGATGATGTCACCGACGCGCAGACCGCTCGTCACCGGATCGCCCGCCGTGAAGGTGAACGTCGAGGTCGAGCTGTCGCTGGTGACGCTGGTGAACTGCGTGTTCGACAGCGACAGCGACGAGACCGCCGCGTCGCGGTGCGCGGCGACCAAAAGCTCGAAATAGGTGCTCGGCGAAAGCTCGCCCGAGATCGCACCCTCGACGCGCCGCAGCCCGTGGCGGAAGTCCGCGATCTGCCGGTCGGTGCGGATCTCCTCGGACTGATAGCTGTCCTTGACCAGGTTGAGACTGGACGAGACCCGCCGCAGCACCTGACCGCCGGACGTGCCGGGGTCGGTCGCGGTGTTCGGCTCGCTGTTGGCCGTGATCGACCCGCTGGAATACGCCTTGTAGACGATGCGTGACTGCACGCCTTCGGAAATTGGCATCTCGGGTCTCCTTACCCTTGGAACCTGTATTGGAACGGGATCGACGCGCCGCGACTATACCACGCGCCGTTCGAGCGTGAGGTGTCGGCTATGCCGACAATCGGACCTGTGAAGCTGAGATTGCCCGCGCGCCGCGCGCGAAGCGCCACGACGGCGGCGTCGAGGAGGTCGAGGGTGACATCCTCACCGATGCCAACCTCGCTGAACACGCGCACAGCGACCGCGCCGAACCAGAGCCGCTCGTTGGCGAGCGAGCCGCCGCCGAATGCGCGCATCTCCTCGCGACTGAACTCGGTGTGCAAATGCAGCCAGTGCTGCACCTCGCCCGGCGTCGGCGTGTCGGGATGCGCGTTTTCGTGCCAGATGACGCGATAGGTCTCGCCGTGCGACCACCGCGCATCCCAGACTGCCTTGATCTCGGCTCGGATGGTGGTGCGGAGGCTCATGCCCGGTACTCATACGTCCAGGGCATCATCGTGCCACGGATGAACCACGCGCCGTCCTCGGTCGCGCTATCGAAGATCTCGGTGGAGCCCTCGATGAACGACAGCCCGGCCTCGCGGCGCGAGCGGTAGACACCGACCGCGTCATCGAGCAGGTCGAGCGCGGCGTCGTCACCGTAGCCGGTCTCGGCGATCACTCGGATTTCCACCGTCCCGCGCCACTCGCGGTCGGACGCCTCGCGACCGCCGGCATAGGCGTGCACATCCTCGCCGTCGAAGTCCACCATGACATGCACCCACGCGCGCGCCTCGCCGGGCTCAGGGACGCTCTCGTTGTCGTTGACCTGCCAGAGTACCCGGTAGGTCGTTCCATGCGGCCAGCGGGCATCCCAGGCGCTCCTGATGGCATCGCGGATGACGCGCAGCGTGCCGGGAGGCGCGATAAGTTGGATGCGCGGCGGGATGCCGCCGATGGCGATGGCCGCTGCGGCGACCTCGATGGCCTTGCCCGCCGCGAGCGTCGGAGACGCGGCGGTGAGCGTGATGGTGGCGACCGGGACGGCGATGCTCTTGCCCGCCGCCAGTTGCGGCGCGAGCGCCGCGAGAACCTGAGCCGAGGCGAGCGGGACGGCGATGCTCTTGCCCGCCGAGATCGCCGGCGCTTCGCCGCCGAGGAGGATGGTGGCGGCGGGAACATCCACGCTGATGCCGGAAGCCGCCTGGATGGTCGGTGGTGCGGCAGAGAGCGCGACGGTGGCCGAGGGTGCCGCGACGCTCTTTCCGCTCGCCACGGACGGGGAAATCGCCGCCAGCGTGATCGCGGCGGCGGGAACGGTGATGGCGTCGCCGACCGAGACGGTCGGGGCAGATGCCGAAAGCGTGATGTTCGCCGCCGGAACCGCGACACGCTTGCCCGCGCTGATCGACGGGGCGCTCGCCGCGAGGCTGATCGTCGCAGCTGGAACGGTGACGGACTTGCCCGTCCTGATCGCAGGAACCTCGCCACCCATGAGCAGGGCGGCGGTGGGAACGGTGACGACCTTGCCCGCCGAGATCGTCGGCGCGCTGGCGGCGAGGCTGATCGTCGCGGCGGGAACGGTAACCGTTGCGCCAGTCGAGGTCTGGATGGTTGGCGCGTTGGCAGCGATAGTGATGGTCGCTGCGGGCGCGAGGATGTTGACCGCCGCCGCGCCGTAGAGGTTGGCGAAGAGGAACAGCAGCCCCTGAATGCCGGTGCCAGTTTGGACTTCTGGCGCAGATGCTGCGATCTGGATTGATGCCGATGGGACAGATACCGATTTCCCCGCGCCTAGTGCTGGAGCAGTAGCGGCGATGGAGATCGTAGCGGCGGGGACGGCGATGCTCTTACCCGCCGAGATGCTCGGGGCGTTGCCTAAAATTGCAATCGCCGCAGCAGGAACGACGACTCTTTTGCCCGCTGAAATGCTCGGGGCGTTCGCTGAAAGCGTGATGGCGACAGCGGGAGCGATGACGCTCTTGCCCGACGCAATTGTGGGTGAGATAGCCGCAAGGCTGATTGTGGCGGCTGGAACAGATACTTGCGTCGGCGGCTGAAATAGGACCGAGACACCAGGAACCCTCACCCGCAGCATGTCAGTCCCCGATCAGCGGCGGGCGGTTGGCGAACGGATGGTCAGCTGCGAGGGGGATAGCCCATTTCCAAGCCATATACCCTTCGATGACCTGTCTTTGAGCGTCCGAAGCGGCAAAAGGGTAGACTAAAACCTCGCCCAGTTCACCGCCGCCCCAAGTGTCGTAAGGAGGATGACCAAATCTTGTGACGGTGGACCCCGACCAAGTCAACGAATATGACGTAACCGAAGATCCGTTTCCGGCTGTCAATATTTGAGTGCTTGAAATTGATGAGTAAAAAATATTCCAACTGTCTGGCTTAAATCGATACCCAGCCCTGCCCGTGCCGCCAAACTCAGATTGAAGATATACCTCGCTTGCTCCCGTGAACGATGTCCTCATCGGAATGTAGGTTATTTCGCTGTTGCTGCCATTCAAATTGCTCCAAAGCCTTTTGTTCGTTCCAGCTAAAGCAGATTTAAAAACTGCAATGTTTGTTTGCTCTGTATATGTTTTTGAAAAAGCCGCAGTTACTGTTGGAGTTGAGGCATAAGCAATTGAATTAAATCCGTTTTGTGATTCAATTTTTAGCGTAGGAGCGGTGCTTGTCGGAGACAGATTCAGCCCATTGCCGCTCTTGTCACGCCACTCCGAAACGCCCGTTGCGACCGTGATCGTGCTGAGATCCGAAGCGTCAAACCAAGCGTCAGGACGCAGGACCTCCGGCGTCCACAGCCGCCCCTGCCCCCGCGCGCTATCGTATTCGGACAGCCCGCGCGGCATCAGACCGCTTCTTCGTTCCAGGGGCGGACGTAAAGTTCGTTGCTGCTTGACGCCAGCGTCACG